TGTATTCATATTCATATGCATTACTCCTTCACGTATTTCGCATATTCGCTTAGCGGCACACCTAATTTTTTTGATATAGCTACTTGTGAGGGTGTGAGTCTCACAACGCCTTTGCGCTTCCCTGGAACTGCCATTCTGTTTCCAGAATTCACAGCTTGAGTTGGCGAAATTTGTTGTCCAAACTTATGAGGGAAAGTTTCCTTCATGCGATTGTCTATTTCACTATAGTACGAATCGCTCTTGGGGTCAAATCCTTCTTCAACTAGTTTACGATGAATTGAGAAAGAAGTCAAGGTCATTGGTTCATCTTGACCAAACCATTCATTCTTATCAGCCCATTCTTCTGCTTTAGGATCTGGCCTTTGAGGGGCTCTTTGTTGGGGAGGGGGTTGTTGATATTGTGGCATTTGTGGTTGTCTAGGATCAACTCCTCTAAACTCCATTTCCTGCTTTAATCTTTCCCTCTGAGCTTTATGTGATGCAGCGCGTTCTTCTTCAATAGCTAAACGTCCTAATTTAGCTTGAACATCAACTTGTTTTTCTACATCCCCTAAATCCATTGCGTCTTTAAGTTCTTTTTTAGCTTGAGATATTTGTGCGTCAACACGATCTCCAAATTCAGTTACATAACCCGAGTCTAAAGCTTGAGCTTTTTGACGTAATTGTACTGCTTCTCCTTGAACTCCACGAGCAAATTCTACTGCTGCTTTTTCCCGTCTTTCAGCTTCTCTTACTTTTTTAGTTAGTTTATCTATCCTAGATTGAACTTTTTTTCCGTAATCTTCTACTTCATCTTGTGAAGCACCTTCATCAGTTCTTACAACTGTTTCTACGGCTTCTGGTTCTTCTCTATTAACTTTTACATCTGTGTCATCTAATGTGACATCAACAGATGCTCCAGTTGACGGTAGATCAACCATTTTTTCGTCAGCTTCGGCTTGCGTTTCTATTGCAGGCATATATACTCTCCTGGTTTATTTATATTGCAAGATATCTTCGGGGTCTTTTACCACAGCGATAATCTCGTCGTCATTTAGTATTCTTACTTCTCCACCATCTATTCCAAATCTTGATCCTGCATAGCGACCAAATACAATCCAATCACCTTTCTTGCACCATGGTCCATCTGGAAATCTTTTCTCATCTTTGTAACAAGCAGGTCCTGTTTTTAAAACTAAAGCTGTTACAGTAGTATAAGTTCTTTCTTCAATATGTTTATCAGTTAATATTACACCACCTTTAGTTTTACCTTGTCCTTTATAAGGTAAGACTAGTAGTCTCCATCCTGTAGGTTCTGGTAATCTTTCTAATACTTTTTCTTCGGGGAGATGCTTTATATCTACAGTAGCATCTTTTTGTAATTTGTTAAGAAAGCGATTTTCTTTATCTTCCGCTATTCTATGGTTTTCATCAGCTTCTACAGCCAAGTCTTTTTCTTCTAAAGCGAATACTCGTTTAGGTAGTACCTTTGCCGGTTTGGTCATCATTATCCTCATCTTTCTGCAGGTCTTGTATTTCCTGTTCTATTATTTGGTAAGCTTTATACTCACCAACTGCTTTAGCATAAGTGTCCATATTTGGCAACCCTGCTGCTATAACATCTTTCAAGTTTTCTTTGCGCGCCCTAAGCTTTTTTAAAATTGCCCAAATTGCGGTTACATCTTCCACTACTTCTTTTTTTTATGGGCCGTCCCACCTTTCATCATACCATGTTTAGCACCTGGCATCATTTTACCGCCTGGCATTGCGTGCATTGCACCACCATGCATTTTTTTTACTGCTCCACCTTTTTTATAAGTAGTAGTAGCCATTTTTTTACCCGGTGTTTTTCTTTTTTCGGGCTTAGACATTATTTTTCCAACCATATTTTCTCCTTAATTGTGTTTATACTAACAATCCCATTTGCGCAACGACTTATTGATTCTTGAATTAGGATCTCTAGCTGTTTTTGCACCTGTTAGTTTCTTTTTCATACCGCCCATACGAGCGCAGAATGATTTACGTCTGCTACTAGTTTTTGATTTAGTAGGAGCCTTTAGTGTTCCTTTTTTATAGCTTGCACGTCCTTTAGCGTTTAGTCCACCAGATTTACTTTTACCTTCTTTCTTTGTCCATGCTGCAGTCATTATTTTTTAACTAGACTTCCACCAAAATAAAGTCCGACAATTGCTGCCATTAGGTGTGTATCTAAAGGAGTAATTACTATACCCGCAAACTCTTTATCTATTACCAATTCTTTTCTCTCAATTAAAAATAAAAATCCTCTACTGAATTCTGTCCATGTTAATATAACGTTGGTGTCAAAAAATACTGGAGCAAACTTAGGCCACACAACAATAGATAATAAAGCTATTAGTGCTATAATTCTTCTTGTCCATTGAAATCCTTTGTTGTCATATGTCCTAGCTTTTTCTATAGCTTTCATCTGAAAGCTGGCTCTAGTAATAAGTAACTTTTGATTTTCTTGTTTAGCTTTAATGCTTTGTCCCCATATGGACATTACACCACCAAGGATACTAGATCCTAAAATAGTCATTAATTCTACTGGTATTCCACCTAGCATACTAAACTAACTAATCCTCCACGTGCGTAACCTTGCATAAAATTTTCTCCTGCATTTGTATTAATCATATTCTGTTGTAAAGAAGCCATACCTCCAAATCTGTCATTTGGATTTCCTTGAGGCATTCCTCCTCTTGGAGGAGATCCGCTAGAACCGCCACCGCCACCGCCACCGCCGTAGTTACCGCCACCGCCGTAGTTACCGCCACCGCCGTAGCCATGCTTATTGTTATGTCCAAAAGCATCCATACTGTTCATGTAATTTTTATAATTTTTAGTTGTAAGATTAGGGCTTTGCATGTCATAAAAAGAATCTTTTAAATATGTACCTTGTCCTTCTTGTCTGTCAATATCACTACCAAAAGAATAAACTGCAGATGGATCAAAATTTAAAAGTCCCATATTGTCTTGCATATCAGTTGCTTTATATCCACCTATTCCTGCATTTAATCTATCTAAAGCTTTTACAGCTTCATTATCAATTAATTTTCCTTGTTGATCATACTGTAATTGTGATTTTAATCTGTTCATTTCAATTTCTGCACCAAATGTGCCACCAAGCACGCCATTTGATTCTGATGCTGCAAAATCAGAGTCTATTAAATACTGCAACTGATCGTTATCTAAATTTTGAAAATTTGACTGAGAGGAATCTATTAAAGATAATTGTGAATTATCATTAGATCCATCACTACTAGGGTTACCATTTCTATAAGCTAGATTTATAGCATTTTGCATTGCCTTTTGTTTAATTTTAGATTGTTCGTAGGCTTTATCTTCGTTAGTTTGTCTTGCTGCTTGTATAGCAGCCATATCAGCATTACTTATTTGATTATCTTCGCTAGCTTTACTATCTGTTATTGTTCTTCTAGGAGTTATTTGTTGAGTTATTTGTTGCTGCTGTGGTCTACTTTGTTGATTTCCGGATGCCGCAGAGTAGTCCCTACCTCCACCGCCACCTCCTGTGTTACGTGTTTGTTCTTGGGTCCTTCCCTGATATCTTTGTGTACTTGATCCCCAAGGTGGCATTATCTACCTCTTGAACCAAACATTTGAAATTCTTCTTCCATTTCTTCTTCTTCGGGTAGTATTCCTTTTAAGATCTGATCTAAACGATAGTTATCTACTCTATCTTTATTGCTTTGATCATAATCAAAACCGTAAGGTATCTCACCTCTACCGAATTGCTCTAAATAAACTGGGTCATTATATCCTGGATATGGAAATAACCCACGGTTAATTCCTCTTCCTGAAATGTCCATCATATCTGGTCTACGAGAAGGGCTAGGCGTTGGACCTATAGGACTTTGGTATTGCTGGTCTATAATTCCTTGTTCTCTATTTGAATCGTCAAAAGGCATTGGATTAGGTTCTGCTAATGTGTTTTCATCTGTGTAAAAAGCACCAAAATCATCTTCTACAAATGTATCTACTCCGTCGTAGGGTTCTGCTAGCGTGTTTCTATCTGTGTAAAAAGCACCAAAATCATCTTCTACAAATGTATCTTCTTGCCTAGGTCCTGCAACATCTGCCATATTAGGCCTAAACGTTTGTTGGGAATAATTATCCATAACTTCTCCGTTTCTATCTTCTTCCGATAATCCTCCTAAAATTCCTTCGCCCATACTCATAGCTTCTCTAAAAGCATCCATGTTTAATCTTCCTTGACCTTCACCAAATAGATCTTGTGAGTAGGAAGGAAGCCCAGCTGAGTTCGTGTATTCATTTCCTGGATCAATTTGACTTAAGGAATAATTAAGTCTTCCTGTAATATCGTTATTTCTTCTTGCAGTTTCTGCCGTATCTAAATATTCTTGTTTCCTTGTTCTATCTTGTTCTCGTTCAGCAAGCATCATATATTTGTCGTAGAATTTTTGTGAGTCAGGAGTCATTAAAGATTCTCTAACATTATCGGGAATTTTATCGTCTAAGAAATTACCACCGAAATAGTTTTTGTTTTCACCATGCATGGCTCGATTACGAGTTACGTTTTTAATACCTTGCATTCCGGCGCCCATTAAACCTGGGAAAATTTTATCTCGACCGTAATCTACACCTTTTTGTATAGTATTTGTAATTGGATTATTTTGAAGAGCACCGTTAAAATCTGAACCCATTTGGCGCGCATCATTGCTAAAATTTTTAACTCCTTGAACAAATCTATTAGGTTCTCTTCGTTGATTTCTTGTGGTTGGAGCGTAGCTCGCGGATTGACCACGAGCTCTCTCTCTTACATTATCTCTTTCAGTAAACCGGGAAACCATTTAGATTCCTACTATTGATTTTAAAATTACAACAACTACTAGGGCAACAATACCGGCTTTTACCCAGTCCTTTATTCCCCAGTCCGACCACTCTTTCAAGTGTTCCCATAAATCTTTTAATAACTTCATATTATCTCCTTTTTTTAACTTTACCACCTTTACGCATAGTCATTTGTTGACCAGTTGCTTTAGCAGTTTTTTGAGCTTGATGAAAACCTCCTGATGTATTAGGAAATTTTTGAGCACCTACCTTAGGTGCAGCTGTCCCGCCCATGTTCTTTTTTATTGGTTTTGTTTTAGCAGTTTTAGCACTGTTAGTAAATGCTTGTTTTGTTGGGGCACCTTTAGTTCCTACTTTTCTCATAGTTTCGCCACTACCTGCTTTAATTCTTGCTTTTTTAGCGTGTATATTTGCATATAATCCTGGTTTACTCATAAATCCTTTATTAATGTACAGTGGGTTTTTCTACTGAATTATATAATTCATTCAAAACCTCTTCTTGTATTATAAACGTTTCTGCTACAGCTGCAAACATATTTGCTGCCCCCTCTATACCTAAGGCACTTACATACATATTACGACAAACAGCCAGCATAGCACCACATACTTGAAGATAATCATCATGCGTACTAATTTCACTAGTAGCGGCATCTTCTATTTTTTTCATAGATACAGCAATTTTTGCTACTTTATATTTAATCGCTTTTAGTTTTTTCTCGTCCATTGTTCCTCGCTATTTTTTCATCGGCTTTAGCTTTCATGGCATCTCTAGAATTAATCATATTTTCTTTAAACATAATCATAGCCTCATCTGAATCTTCTTTGTTAACTTCAGTAGCCATTTTCATTATTCCTAGAGTAGCATCAGATTCTAATCTATCTCTTTCGATATCTAATTTTTCTCCTTCTAGCATCATGTCTTTTTGAACTTTCATTTGAGTTTCCATAGCTTTTAAATCTAGTTCTTGTTGTTTAAGTTTAACAAGAGGATCTTGAGCTTCTTTACTTATTCTAGCTTCTTCATCTTGAGCTAATTTCATAGTCATTTGAGCTTCTATTTGAGCTTGTTTAGCAGCTTTTTGATTAATCAATTGTTGTGTTTGTTGTTCTAATTGTTGTGCCATTTGAGGATTTTGTTGTGCCTCTTTTTGAGCTTGTTGTAATTGTTGTGTTTGTTGTTTAAATTCTTCTTCAACTTGTGCTCCAGCCATTAAAGAAATATGTTCACAAATATGAGCTTGTAATAAAGAATATATTTGAGGATTAATCTGTACCATACGGGTAAACATAAATTCTGCATGAGCTTGTATGTGAGCTTGGTGGTCTTGCATTGGAAAAGCTTTAGGTGCTTTACTATTCATAGCCCCTGCATTTTCTGAAGAAGGTCCCATTGGCTGCGGTAATTCTGGATCTGGTTTAAGAATAGAATCTACGTTATCTACTCCCATAGCGTCGTACATTCTTCTATAAGCTTCACGCATATTATGTAGCCCAGGGTTAGCTGTAGCTAACTGTAATTGTTGTTGTGCTAATGTAACACGTTGAGCCATTGAAAATATGTTAGGATCAGACACAGGAATAACATCTACTCTGTCATCAAAATCTTGTTGTTTAATCATTTGATTACCACCTACAACTTGGTATGGATATTCTGGAGGTAAGTATAATTGAAATACTTTAGCTAATAATTTAAATTCAACTTTTTGTGCATAATGTAAACGTTTATGTATAGCCGACATAACTTTAGTTCCTCGTTCAAGAAGAGCCATAGTTGTGCCTACAGGATTTTGTTCGTTTCCTTCGCCCATTTTCATATCTGCAATAGCAGCAAAAGATTTTCCTGCGTCAACAGCAAAACCTAGTAATTGAAATAATGTTGCACTTGGTTCTTTATAAGGAAGAGGTAATAAAGATTCTTTAATAGAAGTTCCTGTTACATCAACGTCTCTAAATTCACCAGGTTGTAAAGGTGTATCATCATCACGTATTCTCATACCACGTGCTTTAAAACCTGCTGGTAAGTTAGCAAGAGTACCTGCATCAATTAATTGTCTTAAAACACTTGTAGCCGTTCTTGATAAACCACCAAGCATGTGTATTAAACCAAAACCATAAAAACCTAATCCTGGAAGAAACTTGTAATGTACAAAATAAGATATTTTTCTAAAGTCTGGATCTTTTTCTTTCCAGTTTTTTCTAATAGATAAAATTTCTGTAGAGAATTGATCTATAGTTATAATATAAGGCAACTTAACTCCAGTCTCGTCTTCAAATCCTGGAACATCACAATTAACATGCATTTCTAAAAGAGTATGCTCATCTTCATCTTGACCGTATTCACGTTGAACACCTTCTAATGTATTTATTTTTTCTACTACTTCAGATGTTTCTACTGTTCCTGTTGTAATAGCAATATCTCTATAGAAACCTTGTAGTTGTTGTTTTCTAATGTCATTACCACTTGTTTTAATTACATGGGTAACTCTTGCTGCATTTTCTAAATCTGTAGCCATATAATTTATAACTAGGTCTTCTCCTGTTATAAATTTAGCACACGCACGTTTCATTAATGAATCGTAATAAACTTTCTTAAATGCAGATCCAGATAATGGTAGATAAAAAAGCAGTTGGTCCATGTCAGGATCATACTCTTGCATCACTTCAGTGATCTGGTAGTTCATAAATTGTTGAACTCTTTTAGCTTGGTCTTGTACTTCTGGGGTGGAGAGTCCTATAACTTGAGTTCGTACGGGGCCGCTTGGGGGGAGAAGTTCCTTATATGCTTGAGCTTGAAACTGAGTTACAGACTCTGCTAATAAGGGGTGTACGACCCCGGACGCTCCTTCGAAGGGCTGAGTTCGGTTTTCATATTTGAATCCCAACATATCAAGGCCTTTAACATAGGAGTCTTCCCAGTCTTTCCTTGAAAATTTATCCGCTTCGAAATCGTTGATTAGATCACCAGAAAATCTCATTAGTTCTGTGTCATCTATGTAATCTGCTAAATTTGCATTATGAGGAATGTTAGTTGTATCTATAGTTTCTTCTTCTTCGCCTATAATTGCGCTTCCATCTTCCATTATCTCTACATCTTTTTCACCTACATCTGGTTCTAATTGAATTTCTTGTCCTGTAGGTTCTATCTCTAATGCGTCAGTTAAAGAGCTTAAAGCTTTTTCTATATTGTTATTTGGATTATCAACCATTATTTTTTACCTTTTTAACTTGGCCACCTTTTTTATAAATAGGCATACCTCTTTTTATGGTTTCCTTGGCAACTTTGTTATCTTTAATTAATATCATTGGAATCTCCCATCCCCTATTATCTTTATCCCTTATAGCAGTTTTCATTAACTTTGCACCACTTTTTATTGCTGCTTTTTTCATAGCTCCTTTAGCAATTGGTCCGTACGCGGTTAGGTTACCAATAAAGTCTTGACTTCCTGGGGTTAATCTAAGATTTTTAATAGCTGGAGTAGATATAGTTAATCCATCATAACCACCTTCTTCCGCTACACGCAGCAAATATTTCATAACAAATTCATTGTAGTCTTCACTTTTTCGAAGTGGTCCTTCTGGTATTCCTGTGGTATTTGTAGATTCGGCTAGTTTTGTTTTTTCCTCTTCTAAAATTTTTCTAATTTTACGTCTTTCTTTATTAAGTCTTACTACTCTAATTTGAGTAGCTTTAGTTGGAGGTTTAGCTAACAAATCCTCTATTTTTGATTGTATCAAACGCATCTGTTGTTCATTAGCATTTATTTCTTTTTTAAGTTTAACATCTTGACGAGGTGCATATTTTGAATTTGATACAATCCTATCATATGCTTCTTTTTCATATTTAGTCATTTTTGCATATGCTTCCTGTGGAGTCATTCCTTGTTTTTCAAATTCAGCATTTTGTTTTTTAAGTTTTCGTTGAGCTGTGCTAATTTGTTGATGCATATCAGATTGTATTTCTTCTATATGCATTAACCTTCTACCAAATTGATCTGTTCTGTCTGATACACGCGTGTGAACTACACCCCCAGCTCTCTCTCCTCGTTCCAGACCAAATTCATGAGCATAAGTATAGTTAGGTTCTCCTGATCGTAGTTTACCCGGTTTATTGGTAAATAAAAACTCACGGTAATTATCACCACCACTTAATGTTTGTGTACCTTCGTGCATTGTAGATCTTTTATATTTTTCAAAACCAGTTCCTCTTTTTCCTAAGGCCATGGATACATTTTGAATTATTTCTTTTATTTCAAATGGAAATCTTTGAGGAACGCCTTCTTCTAGAGCATTTTTAACACCGAAATTTCTTTCTATCATAGTGTTAATCTTACTAGCAATAAGTTCTCTTCCCTTAGCATCTCCTTCTTTTAAAGGAGAAATAACATCTTTCATGTAATCAAAAAATCCTTTTACTTTGGGATCACGTATAGCTTGTGTATCTGTTTGGTTTAAATTATTTGACACACTCCTTAATAATTGTCCTGGGTTGTTTTCACCTAATACAGTAACATCAAAAGTAGGTGCCATCTCATCAAATTCTTTTACTAATTTTTCTTTCGATATAATTTGTTTACCCATTTGTGATAGGTACGGAGCTAGTGATGTATCATTTAATTCTTGATCTTTAATAATAGGTAATCCTCTAGGATTTAATATTCCGTGTTTACCACGTTTCATAAAGTCTAACCATTGGTTAGCTTGCATAGCTTCTGATGGTGCATTAATAATTTTCTCGCGTGAATTCCAAAATAGAGCACCCGGTTCCTCTGGCGGTATAACTTTACCCACCATACCCATATCTACTTCCGGTGCTGACTCACTTACGCCCTCTGGTGTTTTTGGTGGACGTTGACCAAATACTCTAAAGGTTGTTGCGTCTTGTGTTCTAAAATTTTTAACCATTTCTTTTAAAGCAACGTTTGTTTCATCTAAAGTGTCAAAAGTTCTATCTAATACCGCTGCTCCGTGATCGTTTGTTATTGTGTAAGGTCCTTTGGGTGTTTGGTACATTTGATCTACTTCACCTGTTATTTTAGCTCTGTAGTCAGAAAGCTTTCCTAATACTTGAGGTGCTTTTCTAAGTATACCACCCTTAGACATTTTTTTAATAAATCTTTCTCCCATATCCCTAATAGAAATTCCTAAAGGATCGGGTCCTTTTAAAGGAGGTAAAGCTTCTGGTCTTCTTGCAATACCACCGCTGTTGTAAGATTTGTAAAAATTATGAGCACCGTGTTGATTAAGATACTCTGGCTCTTGTGCTAAGCCAAAAGAATTACCTTTAAAATTTACACTTGGAAGTGCAAAAAAATCTGCACCTTTCGTAAAGTCTTCTATTTCTCCTGATAAAACTTGACCAGCATATTTATAGTAATCATCGTAAAGATTTAAATCTTGTCCTTTAAAATCAGAAAAAAATCTTGTATTTTGATCTGAGTAAGGGGTAAATTGATTTTTACCGGATAGTACACTTATGATTGGGCTGATACCTTGGTTTGAATTTGATCCATATCTATTTACGTAATTAGAATGATTTGCTCTATTATTTATTACGTGAGCAACTCCATATCCTCCTTGTCGAGAGGAATCTTCTGCCATCATCATACGTGTCATGGCTTCTTGATCAGTAAGATTTTTTATAAAATTAAATCTAGTAGGGTTTTCAGGTTTAGGTTTTGGTCTTATTGTACTACCACCCCTCTTAAATGAATGCATATTACCGCCCCTAAATTGTTGTTCAAATCTCATTTCGTCGTCCTCTAATTGTTTTTGAGCCTGTTCTTTCTTATGTGTTTGTTCCTGT